AAAAGGGATGAAAACAATAGTAAAGCTGCACGTGAATTTGACCCAACAACCACAACTCATGTCCGCTAATTCGTGTATGATTACACGCGTGAATGCAATACAGCGATTATTGAAAATCAATTGCTTAGACGCAACGGCCGTATGAATCTTTAAGCAACGCTACCGACCACATTAATTGACAAAGAGTTGCATCATAAAGGATGTCAACTGGCACGTGCTGCCGCTATATACACACTAGGCGTGTACATCAATTTATTAAAGCCTGATATTCTAATACTGATTGCACCTGACTCCGCACGTGAAGGCAAAATTGTTGAGATTGCATTGCGCTAGTAAATTCATGTTGTGATCATTCAACCAAGATGCGACACGAAAGATGATGAGAAAATATCTGGTTGGTTGCACGTTTAGAAGAAAAACCCTCATTTTATCACAATCTTCCCCGGGACTGTACAGTAGACTTTGCGTGACCCACGGATGCGTATAATCATTAACAGACCTAATAAATTAGTATCTAGCATTCATGGCACATATTATCTCGGACTCAAAGAATCGTATTTGACGACGTTCGGTGATGCAATATACACAGCTGGGCACTCATACCATGATTACACAACTGCCGATAGACCTGGCACCATTAAAGAATGCTCACATGGGTCATCAATTGGTTTGCTTACTGTCACATTAGCACCAGCAGCCACAAATGACAGATATTCGCATGGTGCAGATTCACTTATTGATGTCGTTAGCATTGACTTGCCCGAATTACACGGTTTGCCTGCCAGAAATGTTACCATCGTCACATCTGAGCAATAAAGCGTTAACAAACTCCTCAGCATATCATTACACGTTGTCTAACAGCCTCTCAACACCTTACCTAAATTTGTAGTTAAGAACAAGCAGGCTAAGTATTATGAACTCGTCAAATCCATCATCAATGACAAATCTGAAAAATCATTTTTAAACAATGTGCGATATGCGTCTTTCGGTGTTCTGAATGCGAGTGCGAGTCCAAATATTTTATCACCCAAAGAGGTGTTATTAGTGGCTAACCATAAAAAATCTTCCGATGGCAAGATTTTGCAAGCGTGCATGAGTGGTTTTGATGTGGCGACGACTAATAAAGAGAGGTGTGATCGCTTTATTAAAGATGCAAATTTACCTACAGTCGATCAACCAATATATGTGCAAACAAGTCCGTCGAACGTTTTCCACACCACTATCAAACCTTAGGTATTATTATCCTACAATGATAAATAATACATTATTAGGTGCCGTGTTAACGAAGAGTAAGACTTTTCCAAACCTGATAACATGTACCTTCACAATTTAAACAGGCTTGTTTAGACCCTTCTGTACAAACAACCGGACACAATTGCACAATTAGCGTCTTACATTGAACCCCACAGTCTCAGTGTCATACGTGTGGAAATGAAAAACCAAGATTAAAAAGATGAGATTCTGC